ATAGTTATGGTGCGGATGAATCTCCAAATAAACTGATTGTCCGTGTTAATGCATTATGTAATGAAAAATATCATTGTATTCGTGACAAAAACGGTAAATTTGATGTTGAAACTACAAAATATAGGAGATGATATATATATGGTAAATAAAAAATATTTTATAAAAAAAGGTGACAGTGGTCTCTATAATCTTTATAAGAAAGTTGGAGACCATTATAATTACCAAATGGCTTTCGTTCATCAAGATATTGCAGAACAAGTATGTCATTTATTGAATCTTGAAGCTATAGCTTTGGATGGTATGTATCATAGTTGGAAGGAGACTAATGATGAACTTAAAGAGTTGAAAAGAGAGTTTTTTGAATACAGAATGGAACATCCACTGGAATGATTGATTATGGGTAGAATGAAAGATAGGGTAATAGATAATTGTGGGAATGAGTTTTGTAGATATTCTTATTATGGATTAGGAATTTTACGTTGTTCTTATCAAGGATTAGAAGGTTATGAATGTATTGGTCGAGAGAATTGTATTCATTTTGAGTATTGTGATTTGGAAATAGATTAAAGTATCATAATTATTAAATGGGGGTGTGTTTAAAATGTAATCTTATAGCTTAACTACTTGAATTATTTAGGAGTATTATATTTAAATAATATAATCCTAATCAGATTATACAATTTTAGTACATACATATATATTAAGTGAGGTAATTAATATGAATGAAAATAATATGTTTGGATTTGTAGCAGAAGATGAGAAAAAAGAATTTGTAACAATAACTGGAAAAAATACTGATTTCGACCCAGACAAAGAAAGAATCAGATTACATGACTTAGAAGATATGGAAACTTTTAAAGGCAAACCAGAAGTCGACATCATTGAAAAAGAAGACAAAAGCTATAATGTAGCAAGAATAAAAATCATCGGAGAAGATGAAGACTTGGTAATTTATGCTAACTTTGATAAAAGGAATTATCCATTAATTAAAGGTGCAAATGAAGACTTTGTATTTTATAGGGATACATTCAACATTATCAAAGGTGTCTTAATAATGAATGATGCACCTATTAGTTTTGATGCTAAAAAGATTAAAGAAGTGAATTTTAAGGAGATATTAGAGTATATTGATGGTTTGGATAGTATAACTATTGAAGCTGTCGAGTATGATGATAACCCTGATTATAAGAGTCTTATGATATTAGAGGTATTATAAAAAACCTCTAAATTTTATTTATTGTGAGGTGAAATAATATGGGTGAATTTGAAATAAAGTATAAAATCGATACTTTTCCTTCATCTGAAAAATTCCGGATATTCCGAGTATTTAATTCATGTATTTGGCAAATTATAAGTCCTAATGCTTATAATATGGATACTGGTGAATTAGAATATTTTGATTTCTTATTTGACGACCCAGTAACAGCTGGGCTAATATGTGATATGCTTAATGAGGAAATAGGTGAATAAATATGGATGAATACCGAATCAAATCAAATGAAACAGTAAGTATTGTACCTTTCGCTGATGCACATATCGGTGCGAGTACATGTGATTATGAATTTTTGGACTACTGGAAAAAAGTAGTTTCAAGAATAAAAGGACATAAACGGATATATTGCTTAGGGGATATGTTAGAAGCAAGTTCAAAGCATATTGGAAACTCCTCTTTCAAACAATCAATGGATTTGAACGAGCAGAGGGAATATATCATAGATTTGTTATATCCGTTTAAAGATGATATAGTAATATATCATCAAGGGAATCATTCTTTTCGCCTGTCAAAGGATTATGACTATGACATAGCTAAAGATATGGCAAGAGAGCTGGAGGTTCCTTATAGTATGGGTGGTCATATTGATAAATTTAAAGTAAATGATAAAACCTATTCAATATATACTCATCATGGGAAAGGCTCAGCCAGTAGACGTGATTTAGCAATAGGGAAAATAATAAGAGATACAAACAAAATAAGTGCCGATATATTCATGGTTGGTCATTTGCATCATGCGATAGTTTATAAAGATTATATTAAATCCAGTAATGGCTTAGAACCAAGATATTATGTATATAGTGGAGCCTTTTTAAATTATAAATCTTCATACGCTGACCAAATGGCTTTAAATGAAGTTCCACCTGCATTTTTAATTGGGAATATCTCTAAAAACCATAAAATTAAATGGACGGAGGTTGATAGAATTGAATGGGAACAAAGCACCGAATACAATGGAAACTAAATGGGGTAAGGTTTCTTTTCATTACTCAAATAGGAATAAACCATTTAGATGTAATTATAAAGGTTATCGTTTACCTATTGGGATGTTTTGTGAATGGATTTCTTGCGAAATTATAAATAATTTAATAGATGATGCTTTAGATGAGGAGTGTGATATTTGATGGAGTTTAAAGAAACATTAATGCAAGTAGCGGAGGATTTTGAAATGCAACTCGATGATTTGTGCTTTGCAGTGAGTACCGGGGATTTTGATTTCCCTTTCAGTTTCTTTGCTTTTGAAGACGATGAATTTCTTGGTATTCTCGTCACAGATGAAGAAGGAATGGAAAAATTACATATAATTGTGAAATCAGAGATTGTTTACTTGAGAATCCATTATCATGATGAATTTGAAACATTGTTTGAATTTGATGATAATGAACACCAAGTACACCGAAGCTATATTTAAAATAATATGGAGGTAATTTAAATGCTCGATAATAATACATGTATTTCATGTAAATTTTTTATAATTAAAGAAAACACAAATATATATACTTGTGCTTATCATGATTGTGTAGTAGAATTTGATGATAGAATATGTAAATCATATGAAAAATGTAAAAAAAGGTGATATATAATGAATAATATTACAGTTACTATTGATTCAAGAGAACAGACTCGTATATCATATGCTAAACAGTTTTTTGACAAATATAAACCAATAGTTGTTGAATTAAATACTGGGGATTTCATGTTCGAGAATGAAGATACCGCTGAATTCGTAATCTTTGAATATAAAACCATGAAAGACTTCATGGGGAGTGTCAGTGATGGTAGAATATGGGAGCAAGTTAAAAGGATGAATGATGAGTTTGATTGGAGTTTTGTAGTAATTGAAGGTACTATTGAAGATTTACAACGTGAAAATAAAAGGAGAATGCTCCAGAAAAATACTGGGAGACCATTCTCCCTTAACCAATTTTATGGTTCAATAGCTCGATTAAATTGTTATACAACTGTAGTCCAGTGTCATAATCAAGCTCAATTATTTAATTACATGGAAAAACAAATGTTAAAGATTTTTGATGATACACCATTAACTAAACATTTTAAGAATGTGTCTGATAATGCACCATTAAATTATCTCACATCTATTAATGGAATAGGATTTAATACGGCTGAATTAATTGTAAATGAGTATAATATTAAAAATTTACATGATTTAGTTGTTATAGTTAATGCTGTAGATTTTTCTGATATTGATGGTATTGGGCAAAAAAAAGCGAGGTTAATTGAGGAAGCGATAGGAAGGGAGTGTGAATAAAAATGATGGATTATAAAAAAGAATATATCAAATTAGCAAAGAAATATGAAAAATTACATGATAAATTGTATGAAAAAGATTTTTTTGAAGTAGAACCTGCAGGAGAATATACTGAAGATTCACGTACATTCAAAAATGGTTTATGTGTTTTTAATAATCGTTTAGGAATGGCTTATTCAGTTACCGAAATAGTCGAAGTGTTAAACTCTTTGCATGAAATGCAGGATTTAATTTTAGAATTATTTGATGCGAGGATTGAAGCATTAGAAAATGATATTGGGAGAAGTGCTAAAGCAGGTATGCCAACTTCTATCTTGTATGATGAACTTGAGGATTTACAAACATTGAAAAATGATATTAAGAAGATTATTAAGGGGGTGATATAAAAATGAGCTTTTATATAAATTTAATGTTAAACTCAAATGATTATCAACAAATAATTGAAGCGATAATGGGTTACTGTAGTAATCTAGATGATTATTGGGATATGCAGGATGCAGTGCATTTGATTGATACATTAGAAGAAATATATGAGGAAGATATGGTTAGGCAGGGTAAAGAATTTGAACAGTGGAGAGAATATGAGAAATTATTTAATGAACGATTTGAAGATGGAATAGATAATTTTGGTGTAGATGAATATAGGAATTTCAATAAAGTGAATAAAGTATTAGAAGATTATAAAGAAGGAGGTACTTTAGATATATTGGATTCTAAGCAACAGTTTTTCTTAGTATTGGACTTATTAAACGCGATGGAGGATGGTGTATGATGATTAGATTATGGAGACTCCATAAATCATATAATACTAAAAGATGGTTTAGAAACATGGATAATAGAATATTAAATTATCTTCATATTGGAGAGGATAATCATATGCGTTTTATCCATATGAATAAGAAATGTCGTATTGACTGTGTTGGACAGTACCCAAAAGTATTCAAATATTGGTGATAGTGTATGACTGAAAAAAGATTTTGTAAAGATTGTAAACATCTTAAAATTGGAAGGTGTGGGTTAATTTGTGATGTAAATGGAAATAATAAAAACTCTGACTGTCTGAAATATGAAGAAAAGGGTGTTTTGGATGACGGGTGTTATAGATGACTGAAAATAAACGTTATATTGTAGATGATGCGGGAACACTAATAGATATAGATACAAGAGAATGTTATGATATGGTTGAAGATGTTGTTGATTTGTTGAATACGCAAGAAGAAGAAATCCAAAGATTAAAAACATTCATAAAGGAGTGGATATGGGATGACTGAAATTATTTGTCCAGAATGTAATGGGACGGAATTTAAAAAGGATTATAATAGCGAACATAATATTGAGACTTATTGTACACGATGTGGTCTCATATTAAAGAAAGATGATTTGATTGACGAATATAATAATACAGGATGGATGAAAAGAGGTTTCAGACCTCTTAGTTGGAATATTTGTTATGCAAATCATGTAACAGATTACTTTAAAGAATTATCATTAGATTATGGAAAATACAATGAAGAAACAGATAATCTTCCAGAAGGTTATAGTAGAATATCAAAAAAAGGTGAAGGTAATCTATCTGAAGGAGAAGTTTTTCAAGAAGGTAGAATAAGCTATGATGAATATTTAAAAGTGAATTCTTTTAAAGACAATATTGAATCGGAATTAAAATATACTAGAAGATATTTTCCATCTGAGTTTAAAGAATGTCTTGAAATCATAGGCAATCAAAATATAGTTAAACAATCAGATAAAAAAGATGTACATCGACCAAGATATAATTATGAAAAAGAAGGAGGTGATATAAATAACATATAAACAATGCCCAATATGTGGAAAACTATTTAAAGCAAATACTCATGGTAGACCACGCAAATACTGTAGTGATGACTGCAAATGGGAAGATATAAAAACAAAAAGAAAAACGGAGAGGATAATCGAACAGAAATGCCAATACTGCGGAAAAACATTCAAAGCAAACAAAAAACATAAATACTGTAGTAAAGAATGTGCAAAAAAAGCAAATAATGATATATCAAGTAGAAGGAAAAGTCATTTGTGGTATAATGATATTGAATTCAGAAAACAAAAAGTCTTAAAAAATAAAGGTGGCTTAGGTACAATAACATTAGCAAAAAATAAAGACAATGACTGGAAAAAAGAAATAATAAGAATAAGAGCATTAAAAAAACGGGCTGGACTCCGAAGAGCCTAAAAGCCCGTGATTTTTTTTTTATAAACCAAAAAATAAACACAACATACACACAAACAATATAGACTTTAGTGACGTTTCAATCAGAACCTGTTTATATAGAGAAGGTGAAGAGGTGAAAAAAATATAATGAATATATTTGCATATTTAGTTTATTATGTTAGAATGGAATGTGGAGTTTAGAAGACTCATAATATTTTTATTCATTCTCTCCACACATCTTAATGGCTGGTTTAGGAGGGTTTGATTCCCTCGCCAGCCTGTTCATTTAAATCATCTCCGTCTCCATGCTCACTGAAGGGCATGGGGACACAAATATATTTGCCTTGAGAGGGAATTAATCCGCATGGCTTATACTAATATAATATGGGCTCATTATGGTATACGACCTAAACGGATTAAAAAATGGTACTACATTTGGGTCTTCAATGACCCACAAGGCACCTTGAGAATATAGCATAATTTGGAAGTGCAACTGTCTACAAGACAGTGATGTGGGGGTTCAAATCCCTCTATTCTCATTTTATATCAAATTACTAAAATAATAGGAGGAAAACAACAAAATGGAATCTTTAAAGAATTACAGTCGAGCAGTAAACATTATTGTATTTATATGTTCATTAATAACATACCTCGGTGTCGATGGTTTAACCAATATTGTACCAGATGAATATAAATATATCGTACCTACAATAATTACTATAGCTGGTTTTGTTTTAGTTCAATTAAGCGAAGATGCTCGTGTCTCTCGTGCAGAAGAACTAGTACGAGGTGGAAGAGATGGAACAGAACTTAAAAAATTATGAACTCGAAGAAGAGGTAATGGATTTAAAATTAGCTAATAAAGAAATGGCAACAGAACTCATTTTTAAACGAGAAAAAATAGATAAATTAGAAGAAGGTTTGAAAGCAATAGAAGAAAAACTAGATAAATTAATCGAGAGAAGTGAGGAAAGAGATAATATTAATGAAAAAAGGCTGGTTGCTCTTGAAACTTCTCAATCAAATGTTAAAACTTTTATTACAATTGGTTTTAGTTTATTGTCGATTATTATTGGTGCATTGGGTTTAGTTGTTGCTTTCTTACATTAAAATTAAAAATTTTTTTTTTAGGTGAATAAAAATGGAAATAGAAAAAATTAAAATTACAGATATTGTACCTGCTGAATATAATCCTAGACAAATTTCGGATGCTCATCATAAAGAAAAATGTGATAAAGTATGTTGCTGTGGTACTCCTCCGTCTTTCAAAGTATATAATGGGCATTTTGCTGGTGCTTTGCAGATAGCAAAGAAAAGAAAAGACCATAAAGTGTATTGGAAAGATATTGAGTCTGTTGTAAAAAAATATTTAGGTCATTTTTTATGGGATAAGGCAATTGGATTTAATACTGGAAGTACTAAATTAAAAGCATTAAGGCGGAACCAGTCTATGTATGATTATTTAAGAGGAATATGGAATACACCTAAAAATGCGAAATCACCGTATAAATATTTTGAAGGTATTTTATATCCTGTTGGTTTGGATGATGATAATAATGTAATTTATAAATATAATGTTGAGAAGGCAAAAAAATAAAATGGGGGGGTAATGTAATTTGACTGAAAAAAAAAAGGATATGTCTTGTTATGAACCTTTTCCTCGTGAGCCTCAGAATAGTTTTGAAAAGTTTTTAGTGTATCGAGATTTGCCATCTCATGAACGTAGTACTCGAAAGGTTGCTGAGCATTATTCAGTCGGAAAAACTCCGAGTGAATTTAAAAGAATACATGGGAGTATGCAAAAGTTATGTACTAAATGGCATTGGGTTGACCGTTGTCGTTTATATGATGCTGATAGGCAATTGGAATTGGCTAAAAAGAAGGATGGTAAATTTGATGAGTTATCTGATGTTTTGTTAGGTAATGTTGAGGGTTTGATTAAGTATGCGAATAATTTATTAAAGGAAGTGATTCAGAATCCTGTTAAGGTTGATGGTGATGAGTATAGTTTGGCTTCACGTATTCAGATGTCTAAGGATGTTACTTCTTTATTAAATAGTTCTCATGATTTGTTATGTAATTTGTGTGGTCGTCCTTCTAGTTATAAGAATGTTGAGTTTAAGGGTGAAGCAGAAGTTAAAAGTGAAGTAACTGTTAATTTGTTAAGTAATATTAAAAAGAAGCGTGAGGATTTAAATGACATTGGATAGTATTGAGGATATTACCCCATATGATATTTACTCTACTTTAACGGTTAAGGATAGTGTTCCTGCTAAGCATGTTTGGAGTATTAATGAGTATTTATTAGATACATTATTAGATGAGGATAAGCCTAACCGTTTAACTGTGTCTCAACCACCTCGTACGGCTAAGAGTAGTCTTATTACATTATCTTTTCCTTTTTGGTTAATATTAATGAATCCAGAGTTTAATATATTAATTGTTAATTACTCACAGGACTTGGCTAATGATTTTGGTTTATTACTACGTCAATTATTTTTGGATAATCAAAAGTTATTAAGTGAACGTGATATATTTGTATCTGATAAAGAGTTTAGTAAATCAAAGTTAAGGTTTGAGAATGGAAGGGGTGAATTATTAGGTAGTATCCGTTTAGTTGGTACTGGTGGAGGAATCACTGGACGGGATGTTGATATATGTATTGTGGATGATTATATAAAAGGTTTCGATGATTGTACACCTACTCAATTAGATAAATTATATAATTGGTTTAAAGGGGTATTGTTACAGCGTCTCGAACCACATAGTAAGTTATTTATCCTCGCAACTCGATGGCATTCACAGGATATAATTGGACGATTAAAGGAAGATGAACCTGATAAGTACCAATTTGTTGAAATACCTGCAATAAATGATGATGGTACATGTATATGGAATAACAGATACTCGATAGATTTTTTTGAGGAAAGAAGAAAAGAAATAGGGGACAGATTATTTGAAAGTTTGTACCAACAAAGACCATTGGATGAGACTGGTGATTATTTTAACATTGATAATATTTTTTATGATGACCCATATGACTCAAATACATCACATATTATAGGTAAAGTTCGTAGTTGGGATTTAGCATACACTGCTGAGGATGAAAATAAATCAAGTGATTATACAGCAGGCGCATATATTTATAAAAACTATAACGGAGAATACATCCTATCCGATTTAGTCTATGGTAAATTCGGAGAAGAAAACATTAACAAGATAAAAAATACAGCTAAAAGAGATACACCAAACACACCAATACTAATAGAAACAGGAACCGTCGGCTCTGCGGCTGGTGAGTTATATGAAGTTTATAAAAAAAGACTTGTAGGATATAATGTTAAACAATCATTAGCGACTGCATCAAAAGTTGACCGTGCTTTTGAATTGCAACAAATTATGCTTGATGGAAAGTTTGGTATAACTATTTATGATGATAACTTAAGAGAAGAAGTATTAAAGCAATTCCAAGCGTTTCCTTATGGTGCACATGATGATATAATCGATGCAGTGGCATATGGTGTTCATTATTTGTTAAACAATACTATGAAAAGTAGTATTGGTGTATCTGGTGTAGGAAATAGGAAGAGGAGGTTTTATAGATGAGATTTGGTGTTTATTATTATATTGATGAAAAAACTGGAGAAACTGTTTATATTGGTTTAGATTCTAATATTGGTGTTAGTGGAATGAATAGGAAGAGGTTTAGAGCATGACTACTGGTATTTATGCATATTTGGATAATGAGAATAATTATTATGCTTACATTGGTAAAGATAGTAATTTAGATAAGAAAAAAAGATATTATGCACATAAAACCCCATGCCTTTATGACGACCAACAAATTAACAAGGTTATTCAAAATAATATTGATAGGTATGAATATCGTGTTTTAATGGAAGGAGATTATTCTGATAAACAGTTAAATAAAATGGAAAAGTTTCTTATTAAACATTTGAAGACTTTTAAACCAGATTATCCTGACAGGACAGTATTTAACTTCACAAAAGGAGGAGATGGAACAACTGGTAGATATCATTCAGAGGAAACTAAAAAGAAAATTAGTGAAGGAAATAGAGGTAAACTCCATTCTAATGAAACTAAACTGAAAATTAGTGAATCACTTAAAGGTAAACCTCTTTCTGATGAAACTAAAAAGAAGATGAGTGAATCTCAAAATACTACGGGTTATTACCGTGTCACTAAAAAGAAAGGAAAACAATATAAGCAAGGGTTTACATGGCAGTATCAGTATTATGAAGATGGAAAACGGAAAAGTATTATTTCAGTCGATATTGAGAAATTAAAGCAAAAAGTAAAATTTAAAGGTTTAGAATGGAGGTTGGTTTAAATTCCATTACTAGAAAATTTGAAATCAATAATGTTTAAAAAAAAATCTAAGGGATTATTCAACAAACAAAATACAACAGTATTAGATAATAATAATGTGTTTAGTAGGTATTCACGATTTGAAAAAATAAATCCCAACGTCTCATATAAAGAATCATTAGACATACTGGCGGATGACCAAGTAAAAGTAGCATTCTTAATATTTACTCATATATTATGTAGTAAAAAACATAATTTAAGCAGTCCGGATGATAATACTGAAGTATTAGACTTTATTGATAATATGTTTAAGGACATGGAAATCGAGGTAATTGATATTGTACGATATATCTTAAGTGGTGTATTATATGGTTTTAGTGCTAATGAATTAATGTTTAATGTAAATGAGGAACAACGATTAACTGTTACAAATGTTATTCCAATTAATCAATCTACATTGGAAAATAAACCATTTAATTTTGATGATGATGGGGATATAGTTAGTATACATCAGACTCCGCCAAATGATAAAGCAGTAGACATTCCAGTGGAGAAGATTTTATTATATTCATATGATAAATCATTTGATAATCCATATGGTAGAGGAGTATTAAGACAATTAAAACCAATTATACGTGAGAAAAAGGATTTGAATAATTGGTTAATGACAGATTCTAAAAGACATGCATCACCATTAATGGTGGGTAAAAGTGATAATCCATCCAGTCGTGAGGGGATGTTAGATGCATTCGATGATATAAACGCAGGTGCAACAGGAATAACTGTAGGTTTAGAAGAAGTTATTGAATCAGTTGGAGGCAATGGCTCGGCTGATGATTATAAAACAGTTATCCAAATGAAAGATAATCAGATATTAAGATTATTCTTTATACCTGACTTATTAATGAGCAGTAATACCACAGGGTCTTATGCACAATCTAATACTCAGTTAGAGTTCTTATATATTATTTATAATGGTATATTAGAAGATATAGCAAATGCAATTCAACGCCAGATTATTAATCCTATTGTAAGGTTTAATTATGGGGATAATGTAAAAGCACCAATTTTCAGCTTTGATAAATTCGATGATACGGATTATAAAACTATATTTGAAATAATTAATGGATTGGTCAGTAATGGTACAATCAGTAGTGATGATGGAGCAGTACATGAAACAATAGCTAAATTATTCCGTTCTACTGTGGATGTTGAATATAATCAAGAAGATAACCGTGATATTATTGAAGATTTTAGTATGCCTCCAGTGAATGGTGAAACTGCAACTGAAGATATATTAAATAATATAGTTGCTGAGGAGAATGTAGGAAATGGTGAAGGATGATAAACTCATACGCAATGGGATAAGGTACACGGACAGATTGTTCCAGACTATATTGAAACGTATAGAACCACATGTTTATGACTCTGAGACTTATGAAGAGTTTTTAGATAAAACAGCACCATATACTATAGATAATCCATTAATAACGTTGGGTGCTGTAGAACATTCAACGGATAGTGTACTATTATCTGTTGCTGATAAAAAGTTTAGTTATGAAGCCAACCGCAAATTAACCGAACAGGCAATACAAGACACCACAGCACAATTGGTTACTAATGTTGGTGAAGATGTCAAACAAACTATACGAGATACGATGAAAGAAGGATTCCGTGAAAACAAGCTACGGCAAGATATAATGAAAGACTTAACACAGAATGTAGAAGCAATCAACAATACAAGAGCAAAGGTTATTTATCGTACGGAAATTAAAAGAGCACAAACTATCAGTAATTATATTTCAGCTAAGGAACGTGGGGCTAATGCGTTTTATTGTAATTGTAATGACCCGTGTGAAATCTGTGATGAACAATATGATGGTGGCGGGAGAGATGGTATAATCTATTCAATGGATGAAATAGACATGCTCCCCCCTGTTCATCCTAATTGTCGTTGTGTTGCTGTTTTCATAAAAGATGAAAACTTTGAAGAAGAAAGTGATGATATTGATACTGAAGATATTATAATGAATGATTAAATTATAGAGGTGAAATAATGGGTGAAGAAAAAATAGAAAATACTGAAACTGCAAATGAAACAACTAATGTTAAAGTTGCGGATGCAGAAGTATTAGACAGATTCAAAGAATTAAAAGAAGGATTTGATAAAGAACTAAAAAAAAGAGACAAAGAAATAGAAGAACTAAAAGCTCAATTAGAAGCTAAAGACAAAGTTGTAGATGATACGATAGGTGAACTCAACTTAGAAGTGAAAGACAATCTCAAACAAGCAGAAGAATTCCGTGAAATGCAAGCCAATATGAATCAATTATTAAATGAAAACGCAGAAATAGCTATTGACAATTATATTAAGGAAGGTAAAATAGTATCTGCTCAAAAAGACGTGGCTAAAGATTTATATTTAAAAGACCGTGAAACTTTCGACAAATTGTTTGAGAATGCCCCATCTATAGTTGATACAAGTACTAAACCACAATCAAAGAAAGATAATGTGGATATAAATAAAATAGCTGAATATTTCAAAAACTAAAAATGAATGTTTATATTAAATTTAATATAAAAAAAAATGAATAATGGAGGACTATTATATATGTCTAAAAGAGAATTAAATATGTTTAAAGGGATAACCATCCCTGTAAAAGCAGAAGAAGGAAAAATCGATATTGTAACTACTCATTCAGTAGTTGGAAATGAAAAAAAACCAGTACTACAATATCCATTAGTACCTGGTGATGCAGTAGAACTGTCTGGTGAATTGCTAGTTAAAAAAGCAACTGGTGATAAACCAGTTATTGGATTCGTCCACGACAATCCAGAATTTGTTGATGGATATGAACCAGCACAGAATTATACTGCTGCTCAAGCAAAATCAGCAGATGTATTAAGAGAATTAGGTGTTGAATCTATATTTAAAGCTGTTCGTACCGTACCTGCTAAAGCAAGTGAAGGTATTACTGCTGGTTTGTATGTTGAATTCAGTACTGATGGATTCAAGAAAACTGCTTCATCTGGTACTACTGCATCTGGTTTTATTGCTTTAACAGACCAAACTACTGACAACAAAGTCGTAGTTGGAATATTATAAAAAAAAGAGAAAATAAATGGAGGATAAATATATATGTTTAATGGAATTCCAGCAATTCAAGCTGACAAAGTACAGAACATGGAATTATATGTTCAAAAGAAAATATATGAATCTTTAAAATTTTTATCTATTTTACCGACCGTTCAAAATCCATCTGGATTATTTACAAGTTATATGCAAGGTGATGTTGAAGTAGCTGACCCTGAATATGTGGCAAACGGTATAACCTATAATGAGATTAAATTTGGTGAAGGTTCAACTGTATCTGGTCAAATTAAACCTATTGGTTACATGTACAAAGCATCCACTCGTGATGAACAAAGAGGACGCTACATGGCACAATTACAACAATTCTATAATCAAGCTGTTATTAAAATAGCTGATTTCTATGAAACCGCTTATGCGAATACAATAAAAGCTGGTGGTCGTGCATCTTCCGCAAATCTTGAAACATGGGATACTGCGGAGAATATTATTACTAATGAAGTAATTCTTGATGATGAAATGCGTTATGATGCTAATGATAATGCTACTGGATTTGTACCAAATGCAGTATTATGTAATCGTAAAGATAGATTAACTATTGAATCTGCATTAAGAAAAGAAAACTACGCAGAATCCAATTTTGAATATATCGCATCAAGTAAAATGGCTCAAGATGACTTCATTATATTTGATAAAAATAATCCTGGTGCTATTATCGAGAAATATGTTGACCCACAATACAGTGTTATTCAATCATTAGAAAATGATGGTTTAACAACTACTGAAGATGGTACTGTTATTCCACCTGCATTCTTAAATATTAGTGAAGTAAGACCTAACAGACCACAAACTATTGAGAATTATATTTGGAGTGAGTCTGCTCTTAATATCCAGAATAAAAATGGATTTTTAGTAATTCAGTAAAAAAATTGAGGATTATTAAATATAATCTTATTTTTTTTTTAATAATGGAGGTTTGATATTTTATGGCTAAAGCTTATGATTTCTTCTCTGGTTCTCAGGAAGATATAAACAGAAGATTATTAAGGAAGATATTAGCATTGGAAGCTAAATTAGGTAATGTTGATATAAGTGATTTAGAAGATGATGTAGGGGCTTTGAAAACTGCTGTAGGTGGTGAATCTTCAGGTTTGGTTAAAGATGTAGCAGACATTGAAGCAGATATTGGTACTGATACCACAACTAATACTATTAAAGGTAGAATAAAAGCATTAGAAGATGCAGGATAAAGGTAGGTGGTTAAATCATGACCACTTACTGTACAATACCTGATGTAAACGCTTTATTTGGAGATATAAGTGATGATATTAGTACTAATATGTTTAATATTAGTATTGATAATGCAGGTTCTTGGATTGATAGTGCTTTACTAAGGAATCACATCCCAATACCTGAAATTGAAGTGTTATCTGATGATGGTGAATCTGATGATGGTTTAATTGAAGAACCCTTAGACAATATTGGTAATGATGAGCTTATTAGTGAAGATACAACAGAGAGTATTGAATCTAATATAACTACCAATCAATCTATTATTCTTGTTGGTGTTCCGTCCATATTAAAAACAGCAAGTATATACTTCTCAGCAAGTGATATATTAATGTCATTATATCATGGTGACGAATACCAATCATTAATGGATTACTGGTTTAACAAAGCAACACAATTGCTTGAATCATATATTGAAGCATATAAAGCAGACAATAATATTGACAGTAATGTAAATCATAGAAACGCCCCAACCTACAAGGAGGCAGTTAATCATGGATACAGGAATAGACGCTATTATTAAAGTCTATGCACAGGAAGAATTAGAAGAAACTGCTAAGAATGTATCACTTGACTTAGAAGAAAATATTAAAAACGAACTCTATCCGGGACATGGTTATGATACTGGTGAATTACAATCAAGTATAAGAGCAAATATTCAAACAATAACTAACGATTATGCTTTGGTTACTGGTACGTACTCCGCAACTCATGGTATATTTGTACTTATGGGTGTAAGAGGTAAAGGAAGAGTTAAGCCTATTGATTTTCTTGGTGATGGTTTAGAAAAAACGGTTGCAATGTATGGGTGATTAATATATGACTAATGTTGAAATGGAAATGGAAGAAGTATATGAATATTCATTAGATGAAAAGTTAAATCCAAATTTTAGGAAATGTCTTGATGTTACTAATTGGGTTGTACAGAACTTGGAGAGTCTTGTTGATGATAACGATAATACAATATTCAGTAAAGTAAACTTAGGTTATAGTGATGACAAGTTAAAATCCTTCACCAAGAAAGCAACCTGTGATGTTCATATTAATACTGTTACATTTGAAGATGACTTCACCTATAGCAGACCTGAAAAAATCAATACAATTATCGTTTTTAAATTAAAAGGTAATAACAATCGTGTTGCAGAGACAGCAACATTATTATTAGATTATCTTATACAAGAGTTCGCTACAAATGATACATTCAAACAATTAACTATAGATAATAAAGGAATTGTTTCAGATACTCGCATAACAGATGCAGGAATACGTGAACAACCTAATAATAGTAACTGGTATGTTTTAGGTGTAATTGAATTATCACATCACTTATTTTAAAATATTTTTAGGAGAGTTAATATATATGGCGAAAAAGAAAAAAGAGAAGAAAGAAGATGCTAAAAAAGAAAAGTCTTCTTTTGATTATAAAGAGTATGTTGAAAAAACATTTGAGGCACCAAAAGCATTTTTATATTATGTTTTAGTGAATGATTTAACTTTAAAATCAAAAGAAGAAGTAGATAAAGCTTATAAATTATTTAAACAATTAGGAGGTAATTAAATATGGCAACTGAGCCAAAAATAAACGTTTATGAAAGAGCACCAGTACCTCAAGCAATACCTGACAATATAGCTTCTACTGTAGCTATTATTGGAGCATTTGATAGTGAAATAACCGCTTTAACCGTCTGTAATGATGTAAGTGAAGCACATCAAAAATTCGGTACAATGGGCACTGAAGGAACATTTAAAGGTACTGATGCTATTGATGGATTATTTACTGGTGCATCTACTGTTTTATTTGTTAATATTACTACTTGGGATACTAGTGGGGATGACCCTGTAGCAGAAACTACATTAACTGAAGCAAAATTAACCACTGCATTAGCTAAATTACATAATGAAAGATTTAATAATTTATTTATTGCAGAACAATTATCTGATGCATTCCAAACTATTGTTAGTGCATGGTTAGATGCAGAATTCGAAGCAAAATATCCTCATGGTCAAATTGCCCAATTACAACAATCAACTGCATCTGCATATGAAACATCAGTAGGTAAATTTAATAATAATATATATTATATTAATACTCAACAATTTACTGTTAATGGAACAACTTTAAGTTTAAATCGTTCCACTGCTTGGTTAGTAGGGTATATTTGTCGTCAAGCTGTAGATACTTCATTAACTAGTCAAGTTATCGAAGGAGTTACTGCCGTTACTCCTGAATATTCAACTGCTACTGGTGAATTAGGTGCATCATTATTAAACTTGAATATTCCATTCTTAAAATGTCGCAATCGTAGATTACAAACATATTACTGTGTAAATTCACAATTACCTGATGAATACGATTTGTATATTAATCGTACAAGAGATGTAATATTAGACAATATCGCTGTTGAAACAGCATTAGGACAAAAGAATGATGCTAAAACGGAAAATGGTATTGTTACTGTAATGGAGGGTTTAATTCAACATTATGTTAATGACTTACAATTATTAGAAGGTATTACATATCACGTTGAAAGACCATCCAGTAAACTAATTAATGTGGTTATTGATGAAATGATATTTGCTGATATTATAACTACAATAAACATATATTACAGTATTAGTATACAATAAAAGTAATTTATATAAAATGGAGGATAAATATAATGGCACTTGTAAAAGAAATTTATATTGATAATGTATTCTTAGGGGATGCTACAAAAGCAACTGTTAAAAAAGAAATCGACTCAGAGGAAACCCCTACATTTCAACGTACTATTGTTGATAATAACCCAAACCCATCCGTTACTGTAGAGATTGAATCAGTTGTTGCAGGTACTATAAATCAGTATATTGCTTTATTACAAAAATTGAAATATGCAGAATCCAAACCTGTAACAATACAATTAATCGTGGAAACTAATGGTGATGACGGTATCATTACTGAAAAAGAATTTGCTTATAGGTGTAAATTATCTAGTGATGAATACGAAGTTGACCCTGTTAAACGTACTGCTAAGAAATTAGAGTTTAAAGGTGAATCAAGTCGAAAGATTGTCAATGGTATTGAAATCTGAGTAAAGGTGTGAGAAGAAAAATACTTAAATTACCCATCACATATATATGTGATTGGGTTTTTTTTTTAAAAAAAAATATTTTTAGAGGTGTAATACAAAATGAAAGAATTAGAAATTGCAGAAACAAATAATGATACTAATGAATTTTTTGATTTGGAAACATTAATCACTGAAGGTGTTGATGCTCGTGTACCAATCGAAGTAGAGTTCCCTAATGGTAAGAAAGCACAAGCATTAATTAAACCAATCAGTACTGGTGAATTCCAATCTATTTATAATGGTAATGTTGCTGAATTATTAATTAATGTTTTAAGTCATAGTTTGATGACAAAGGAAGGTAAATCATTATCCCCTACATTGATTGAGGCAATGCCGGTTGGTTTACCTGCGAAAATAGTAGAACAGGTATTTAAAATAAGTGGTATTGAAACTAATCCTGAAGATGCTGAAAAATTAAAAGAAGAATTAGAATTATTTCCTTGATGAACATTTTATAACTCATGCTTGTATCTATGGGGGTTATAAAATCAATGGGGGTGATTTGAAAGGATTAACATATTTACAGAAGATAGCAATTGGTATTATTATAAATAAAAGGGTGAAAATAGCTAATGAAAATGAACTTATAGGTGCAATTTCATTATAGAAGGAGGATTGGTAATGGCTGATGAAAAAGAAGTAACTGTCAAAATCATGACAGAAGTTGATGATAATGATGTATCAGATTTAGAAGATAGATTAGAAGAATTAAACAATAATGAAGTAGAAGTAGCTGTAACCTCCGATTCTTCTGAAGTAGATAATGTTGAATCCAGTGTTGAGGACTTAGAAACAGAAATAGGAAATGTAAACAATACACCTGTTTCACCTCCTGGAGATACTAGTGGAGTAGATAGTGTAAGTGAATCTGTTAATAGTTTATATGATGGATTAACTGCTGTGAGTGCTGGTGTATCGCTTGCAGGTATGGAGCAATTGGTAGATACTGCAGGGAATATTAATGATTCTTGGAATCGTCTTGGTTTAACTTTTGGTAGTGTAACTGATGAGATGAAAAATCATATAAATAGTGCTAGTGAAGCAACAGGTCGTGCAGGTAGTACTGTAAGAGGTTTCTTTAATGATATGGGTATTGCTGGAATAACTAACACACAGTTATTATCGCAAGCGTTTGAAGCATTAGCTGGACAAGCATATAAAACTGGAAGCTCCATAGAATCTATGGAGCAGAAAGTGAAAATGGTGGTAATGTCTGGTAATCTAGGTACAAGGCAATTAACGGCATTGGGGCTAAGAATTGAGGATGTAGGACGTGTTATGGGTGTTAGTGCTGATGAAGCATCTAAGATGTTTAAAGAATTATCTCAAGAAGATAGGCTCAGAGTTTTAACAGAAGCAATGGGTGATGGTAAACAAGCAAATGAGGAATATAAAAACAGTTGGCAGGGTTTAAAAGACCAAATAGGTAAAGCATCAAGTGCATTGATGGGTGTGGTAGGAGATATGATTTTACCTTTCCTTATTCCTGCAATGCAATTTGCTACTCAAGTTATTGGTGCATTGTCAGAAGGATTTAAAGCATTACCTCCATCTATTAAAGGTGTTATTGGTGGAGTTTTAGCTGTTGTTATGGGATTCTTAGCATTAATGACAATTGTTGGTACTATTCGAGCTGTAGCGAGTGCTATTCAGTTAGTACAAACCGTTATGGGTATTTGGAATGGTGTTACACGTGTTGCATCTGCTGTTCAAGCAGGATTAAATGCTATTATGATGATGAATCCTTATGTATTAATCGCATTAGCTATTATTGCATTGATTGCTGTATTGGTTTATCTTTATATGACTTGTGAACCAGTCCGCAATGCTATTGATGGTTTCGGTCAAGCTTTATGGGGTCTTGGAGAAGCAATTTATAGTGGAATTGTTGGAGCTATACAATGGCTAATTGATGGATTTACATGGTTATGGGAAACAATCACAGGATTATTTACAACTACTAGTGGTGAAGGTATTAATTGGTTAACTACTATGATGATGGTTATTATGGGTCCAATTGGTTGGATACTTTTATTAATTCAACATTGGAACCAAATAGGACCAGCTGTGAGTGGTGCATTAAGTAGTATGTATCAGAGTGTTGTTAATTGGTTTAATCAAACAGGTGCAAGAATACATTCTTTTGCGTCTGACCTTGTAAATACTTTGAGTAGTTCTGCATGGAATGCTGTATCTAGTTTTACAGCAGGTATAAGTGGAATTGCTTCTGCTATTGCTGATGAATTGGATAGGGCTTGGAATACCGTTGTCTCGTGGGGACAACAATTAATTCAAAGGTTCTGGCAAATTGCGGTTGATGCTGTTAATGCATTAAAACATGGATTGGGTATTGGTTCTCCAGGGTATATGTATTATATGATTGAAGGTGAGGTTAATCGTATTGATGATTTGGCTAAAAATACAGATATGCCTTCATCATTCGCTACACTTGGTAAAAATATGGTGAATGAATTTAATCCACAATTTGGTAATGGTGCCGGTGGTAATGGTGGTACTGGTGGTGTTGTTAATAATTTTAGTTTCACATTTACAGGATTTATAAATGATGAAGAAAGATTAACTGATTTAATCATTAAAACAATCACTGATGAAATAAACTGGGATAATACGACTGCCAACAGGACAGTTTGATGAGAGGTGGTAAAAATTAGAGATATTAAAATAATTGTATCTGATTTGATAAAAACGTTTGGGAATGCTGATGGTTTAAAAGTGGGATTATTTGATGGAAATTCTCCATTAAATAATTATCCACTTCAAATTATCATAAATGGTGTAACTTATAATCGTATTACTGAATCAGATGGTTATACTTTATTAAATATAAATCTACCTGTAGGGAATTATTCCACAACCATCAAATTTAATGGAAATGCTACATATAATCCTGCAACGAAAGATGTAGTAGTTAGAGTTTTATCAAACAATATACAACAACAATCAACTAAAAATCCTAGGAATTACTTTGAAATAAATGGGATTCCATTATTAGTAAAATTATCGGACGGATTCAGTGTAACTCCCGGAATAGACATCAAAGAAACAGACATGTTGATGCAAACGGCTACAATGAATGCCCCAACATTCTATTTTAATCAAGGAAATCATGGTGTAGAATTTGATATAAGTGTTATGATGCGAGAATCTTATCGTTATGGCAATTATACAGTAATGGATTACTTGGACTTATATCATAAGAATTTAACACCTGTCAGCGTGGTTACTGATGCATTAGATGTGCCTAATGCTAAATATATTATGAGTGTTAAGTCTAAGAAACAATCTAACCATAATTTTTCAATATGGAAACTACGATTCAAGCAATTTTATGAAGATAATCAATCATTCGAAAGAATGTATAGTGAAAAACAATCTACATTATCTGCTGATGATTTAGAGTTACTTAAATACCAAACTATTAATGCGAATAGTCCAAAGTCTGCTATTCTTGCTTTACAAAGGAAATTATTAGCTCATGGTAGTTTCAAACCATATACTGACAATAATCATAAAAGAACTCCTAATGGTGTATGGGATGATTATGTGATGCGGATGGATATTTTCATGTTTCAAGCAAATTTCATGAATACTGAGAAGAAACAAGGGATATGTGACCGTGATACGATTAATGCTTTAATTAATGATGATAACTACGCAGGTAGTGGAGGATGGTACGACTCAAGTGACCTCTTGTGGAACGGTACTAGATATTATGGTGGAGGTTAAAAATAAATGTCAATTTCAACTAAAATTATAGCAAAAGACCATTATTCTACTCCAAGCTATCCTAAACCATTAAGAGTGTGGGTTAAAGATAAATATAATAATCCTCTCGGTAGTGAAGTGGTAAAAATCACCATTAATAGTGTAACATATTCCAAATATACTAATGAATATGGTATGGCTGAATTAAATATAAATCTCCCTTTAGGTACTTATCAATGTGATTTACTATTTGAAGGATTTGATGCCTATGAAGGTTGTACAAAGACAATTACTGTATATGTTGTTGAAAAATATCCAGTTACAATTTTAGCAGATAATTTAACTAAAAACTATACTGAAAGTGGACAAGTTAAAGCAAAAGTAAATGTATATGATGGCTCAGCTCTTTCATATTATCATATACTATTTCAAATAAACGGTGTAAATTATACGAGGCGAACAGATGGTAATGGTGAAGCATCATTGAATATCAAGTTGCCTCGTGGTGAGTATGCTTGTAAAATAATTAGTCCTATGGATGATTATTTTGATTATGCGGAGAAAACAGTAATAGTCAAAGTCATTTCAAGCACACATATGGATGGGACAAATATTTCAAAAATGGAAGATGAAACAGCGGTTTATCAATGTGCTGTGTATGATGAATTAGGTCGTGTTGATTGTACTGTAACAATAACGGTTAATGGGGTGACTTATACTCGTCATACTGAAGCAGATGGACTCGCTAAACTCAATATAAGATTACCTAAAGGCGAATACGACATCATAGCAAAATTTGATGGAGACAGCTCCCATACTGGTTCACAAGTAGTAAATCATATATCAAGTAAACCATACATGGAGGAACTAACAAGAAATGTGAATGGTGCATGGATTCCAGGAGACAACACAGGATTCATGGAATCCCATATTCAAGTTAAACAATGGAGTCCGGAAGTAGTAGAACATTTTGGTGGTGTTGTTTTTTGGGATGATACTGGTCAAACATTCCATAAAGATATACCATTTACATCATATGAAATTACTGAAACTGACCCTCGAGTTAAAACTGCTAAATTCACTACTAATAAGTATTTTGATTTAACAGCTGGTCAGTTATGGGTACATATTAGCAGTCCGTATCATGAGAATTTTGGTGGGAAAATACTTAAAGTTGAATTCAACAAAGATAATGGACTTTATACTTATCAATGTCAAGATGGACGACGTAATTATATGAGTAAATATCGTATGATTAATGTGAATACAAGAGTATATGATTTATTGAGAGAGTTCCTTGCATTACCTTTAGATAGTTTTGATGGTACGCTTGAGGGTTTGAATAATCTTGGTGAAAGAGGTCGTAAATTATTATCTGGTTTAAGACCAATAGAGGCTTATAATATTCAGAATGGTGTTTTAAAACAGAATTGGTATGACCAACAAGCAACAGAAGAATTATCCTACGATTCAACAATAGATAAGATAATGAATTATGCTCATGTTGGTGGTTGTCCTACTGATGTTTATTTCTCTCCAGAAGGGGTTTGTCAAATAGAGCCGTTAGATGTGAATACTTGGCTTAAGACTGGATTTAAATTGACTCATAGTGATTTAACTTCCTATAATTATGGTTTTGATACTACTAATATTTTGACTGGTGTTAATTTCCAAACTATAGATAATACCCCAATTGTTAATCCGGACACTGGTCAGACGATTAATGAAGAATTAAGTAAACTTGGTTTTTATTTTGGTGCTAATATTGGAATGATAAGTCCTGTTACAGAATCAGTAACTACAGAAGTAACAACTAATTCAACAGGTGGAGGTACAGGTACAGGTGTTAATAATAAAGGAAAAACTGTAGTTGTTGCATGCGACACCAATAGTGAGCTTGATGGTGAGGTTCTTGGAAAGACTTGTGCTACTTTAGAAGCTAATGGTTATGATGTAATAAATCTTGGAATTGGTCCAGGACAATTCAGTGCATATGATTATTATGGAGCCTCAAGTGGAAAAGTCGGAGTGTATCTTATGGCTGGTTCCATAGTAAGTATAGCTGACGCTATAGATGGTTCAGGCAACTTCGATTACTATGTTTTCGGTTTAAGGGGTGACCTTGGACTTAGAAGTACTACCGAATTTGATACTAAACCATGGGGAGCTGATGATGATTGTACCCCAATTTGTGACCGTTGGGTTGGTCACACAGGAGCTGAAATTGCACAAATGGCTCGAGACTCTGGTAGAGGCGATGTGGTCGTTGGTAATACCCCACAGGAAATTGCTAATGCTGTACTATCTGCGGTAAATGGTGAATCTGGCGGAGGTGGTGGTACATCAACCACAACTACTCAACAAATCAATGTCGCAGAAACCTACAAAAAGGCACAAGATGAAGTTGTGAAATCTGGAAGAGATTTATTGAATTTTGAAGTAAATATTCCGCTTAATCATACGATGTTTAAGAATCTCCATACTAATCAAATGTTTTTTACGGAGTTACCAAAGGATTTTAAACTTGGTAATCTTGCAGAACTATTCAAAATACTGCCAACATATAAAATAAACAGAGGATTAGGTACAGAATATCAAGAAAATAGATGGTATATTGAGAAACAAGTTATTAAATGTGATAGTAATGGATTATTTAGTACATTGACTTTAAACGTTTTACCGTCTCCATATTCTGTTTATACTGAGAAACTCCGAAGTTATCGTGATGCTTATGACCAAGCATTTAAACAACAAGAAAACAAAGGTGGTTCTAGTAGTGGTGGAGTAGGTAATGCAAGATTAGGAGATGACAGTACCGATACAAACAGTATGGCATGTGCGACTGGAAGATACCCCGGTAATGCTGGAGATAATGAAAACTTTGATGATTGTGCAAAAAAAGGATATGCACAGGAAGGTAGAGAATATTATAACTGGGCAAGAACATTTAACAGTCCAATTGAGTTAGCAAGAGCAATTAATGACCGTATAGAGTATAGTTATTATTATGATAATCAACATGCAAATGCTGAGGATACCTTCCAGAGAGGGTATGCAAATTGTTATGATGGTTGTAGACTTACTAAATGTTGTTTTGATGCAGCAGGATTTGATTGTATAGTTGTTACAGGTCATGCATATGGTTATGGTCATGGTTGGAATGCTATTAAACATAATGGTCGATGGTATACTTTTGATATTGCTTTTGATGTAACTGGTAGTAATTGGGCTGGTACGAATAGTATTAGGATGGCGGATGAATGGTGATTATTATGAGTGTTTTTGGTTGTGATTTTAAATCAAGTTGGAGTTTTAGTAATGGGGACCTTGAATTGGTTTCTGATTCTGATAATATGGGTCAAGCGATTGTAAATAGACTTAATACTGATTTGGATTTTTATGATTGGTGTTATACAAATTATGGAGGGGATTTGTTTAGTATTTTTGGTATGAAAAACACTACTAATACTTTAGAGTACCTGCGTATTGAAATAGAATCAATCTTACAACAAGACCCTAGAATAAGAGAGGTTATAGCTAATTGTAGTAAAGAAGACCCTAAAACTATAGGTGTTGAATTAAATGTTTTAACAATAGGTAGTGATGAAATAGTTACTATAAACTTAGTAATAACTGATAATTTAATTGTAATGTTGGATGATAAATATATGGATGTGAGAATATGAGTTATAATGATGAAGAATTTTATTCCATCGAAGGAATAAAAATTACTCGTGAGTATTTAGTTCAAAGAATGATTAATTATTTTAATAATAAATATCCTGAAACTAAAATAACTGATTTTAATGAAGGTTCAGAGATAAGGAACTTATTAGAGTCTATTAGTGCAGATATTTATCATTTAGAATCACAAGAAAATAGTTTGTTAAGACAAGCTTTTATTACTACTGCTACTGGTGGTTATTTGGATTTGCATGGTGAAGGATTAAATGTAACAAGAGGTATTGCTTTACAATCACAAGGTACTGTTACATTTAGTATAAGTGAGCCTGTTAATTATCTTATTACTATTCCACAGCACACTAGAATCGTTGATACTGCTACTGGTTTATATTATGAGACTTGGACTTCATGTGAGATTCCTATTGGTGAAACCAGTGTTACTTGCCCAGTATATAGTGTTGTTACTGGTGCTGGTACAAATATACCAGCAAATAGTGATTTCTTATTCTATAACCAAAACCAATTCCAAGAAGTTAGTATAAGTAATGATGCTGATTTTACTGGTGGTTGCGATGCAGAATCTGACGAAGATTATCGGAATCGTTTAATAGAAGCTAAAACAAGTGATGGATTTGGTAGTAGAAAATATTATACCAAATTAGGTAGAGTAAAAGGAGTCCATGATATTGCTTTAGTTAATTCTGCGACGCATACTGCAAAAGTAATTGTGAATGGTTATTCAAAGCCAATATCTGATGATTTATTGACTTTAGTAACGGCACAGTACACAAATGAAAAGAACATCGTGTATAATCATAGTTTCGAGGTGGAAAAAGCAACATTTACGAATGTTCCTTTGGAAATTGATATTGGTGTTACTGATGAAATACAGGATTCAGTTATTATCCAAATTTTGACTAATTTCTTTAATGGGGGTATAATTACTGCGAATAACCAACAGTGGAATCATAAAGGTTGTTCTGTGAACAGTTCATTAACTAGTTATGAGATTATGACTTTATTAGAACAGATACAAGGTGTAATACAAGTCACTTTAATAACTAGTGCTGGTAGACCTTTCAATAAATTAACACCATCAACGAATAAAGTATTGAAACTTGGTACTGTTAATATTACTCAAAATGTAGTTGAATAAAGGTGATAGTAATGGTTTTAAGTAATTATACTAAAGGAATTGTTGAACGTTTGAATAATGAGAATTTACATGATGAAAACAACCCTTTTGTAATCATTTTAGACGGAACAGTGGGGGAGTATTTAGAGAATCGAGATAATCATTTCCTCGATTCTTTTCTTATTACAGCTGAAGGTGATTATTTAGATTTGCACGGAAACCTTTTCGGTTTAAAAAGAAGAGAAAATGAAGATGATGACACTTTTAGGCAAAGAATATTAACAGATGAAACATTAATTGAAAGAACAACTGACTTTGAGAAATTAGATTGTCAATTATGGATTTACCAAGAAGGAGTTACCAATAATAATACTTTAACATCTCGCAATACTTATTTGAAAGATTTACATGATGAAGATTATATTTTCATAGGTTTTGGGTCTGATTCAGAGTATATCCAATCAAAATTTTTAGTTGGTGATATTTTATGGTTGTGACTCCTTATGCTAGTGATGAATCCATTATTGCATCATTAAGAAAGTATTATATGAAAGAAAAGCAATACAATATAAATTTTAAGTATTGGTTACATACAGCAAAGAAAATAAAAGATGGAATAATTATACAAATAGCTAGTAGAAAATTCCTTATCGATTTTTATACAGGCTCAGTAATAAAAGAGGTGAAATAAAATATGAGTAATAAAAAAATGATTACCACTGAGGATTATAATTCAATCTTGGAGCATTTTTCAAACGGTTTCATCGATTACTATAATTTTAACACTGCTGAAAGAGATGAAAAAATATATTCATACGATTTTCTAACTGTTGAAAAAATCCCAAACAAGATAAGAGTAACAATAGAAAACAGTTTATGGACAGGTGGTTATTATCTCCTTAGTGCTGAAGGTACAAGTAGACCTACGTCTGAAGTAATTGGTAATATTATAGAATTTTCAGGTACTGGAATAACAAATGTTTCTTTTGTAATTGAATTATCTCCTGAAATAACAAGAGCACAAAAATTTATAGTTTATAAGGTTAATTATCCTATTTATGTTCGCCCATTTTATAAGGGATTCACGCAGGAAGTATATTTTAAAACTCTTACAGGCAACCCATACCCAAATTTAACGGTGGTGGATGTAGATGGTGGTAATACTTATACTACTGATGCTAATGGGAAAGTAAATATTCCTATTAGTGGTGGTGGAAAAGCTGGGCATCATAATCATTTAATTAAAGTGAATAATGATGAGATAAACCTTTATTATAGGTTAATAAAAGCTGAATATCGTGTGGGTCTTGAAAGTACTATTTATCGTTATTATGCTGATACTTGTACATTTAAATTATATTTTAATAATAACCAAAGTTTATCTGAAAATGATTTTTATGCTAATAATGATATTTATCTTCTTATCACTGGTGAACGGTATGATATACAAGGTCATAATTTAAATGAAATGTATTTCGATTTACCTGCTTTTAGTAGTGAAACAATAGACATCCGATTTGTTATGGGTGGAAATGAGTATATTGATGCTGTTAAATATGATTATACTATTGAATTACCTATAAAAGAATATAATATTGATGCAGAAATTTGGCATGATTATCATAAAGAGGAGCTACCAGAGATTATAAAATTCAATAGTGACTCTATTGGTGGTAATGTAATTGAAAGAGATTTAAAAATAATATTTACTGAAGATATAATAGATATGAGTAATTTTATTGTTAAAAATTGTAAACTTAGTCTTGAAAATTTAAACATTGATGAAATAGGAGCTAAAATAAAATTGGATAATGGAGAACTTGAATTAAAAAATTGTAGTTTCTCTCATTCTACTGATGTTATAATTGAGGGTACTGGTAATGTTATATTAGATAATGTTTCATTTGTGGATAATGCTTCATGTATAAATATTAATGGGGATTTAACTGTTGAGAATTGTTTATTTGAATTAGCTGATAATTCATATGTAGATATTACTAAAATACCTTTCATTAAGGCGTTTGGTGATGTAAATATTAATAATACAGTATTTAATATAAACTTAGATGGCTTAGAAGAATTAGGTTACTCATATGTAGCCCTAATGATAAATGATAAAAATACAACTAATGGTGTATCTAATAACCTATTAATCAAGAACAATGCATTTGATATGAAAAATAATACTGGAAATATCAGTGTTAATGGAAATGGATATACAATAACAGCAACAATAACATGGACGATACAGAATTCAAATACTGTTTTCGGGAATAATCTACAAGTATCTCAGGAGGAGTGATATTGAATGTACAATTCCAAAGAAAAAATATGTGATGAACAAACCACAAATTTAAGTTATAACCAAAGGATAAATCAAACTTTTACTGTTGGAGAAATCCTAACTTCTCCATTATGGTATATCAAAAACACTGAAGGAAATGTAGTCACAGCTATACCTTTATTTAATTGTGACCGTATAGAATCTTTTAACGACTCCGACATAGTAATAGACGATAATAAAGCAATAATAATAACTGTAGATGATGAAGACATTCCAATAAATTGCATATCTGACAATACTGGTGACATCAATTATCATAATACATATAGATTATATGCTTATTATACATATGACGGTCGAATATTTGGTGACCCTTCTATTTTCTGTATAGTATATGATGAATGTGGATGTCCCATTCCAGGTGCTTTAATTGATGTTAAGCTGAATAATGAATACTATGATACATTAATATCCGATGATGAAGGGTTATGCAGATTATTACTCCCGCAAAGTGGAGTAACTATTTCTTTTACTTGGCACGGTTTAGCAAATACTCGAAGCAATACACGACAAAGTAATATATTAACAATAGGTGATGAAGATGGTGAAAGCAATAGGTGATAACATAGCTATGAGTGAATATAACGGTCTTGTTTATTTACTCAGAAAGTTTAAGAAAATTGTAAGACATGAAAAGATAAATAAAGTATTAGAAACGGATGTAGGTACTTTAAATGTTACATCTGGATTTATAAATGTTGGTGAAAACTTTATACTTGAAAACGATGTAAATATAATCAGTAAGAATTGTTTACCATTAACAACCTATTATTTCACATTCTATATTATTAATGCTGATACAAGTGAAACAATATTGGAAACACCAGTAACATTATCAGGTGATACTGATAAGTATGGTAATCTTGAAATAACCATACCTGAAAATTTATTAAGTACTGGTGAAGAAATTAGACGAGAGATTAAAATAGAAATAACTTTCCAAGACCATGAAGGAATCAGTCCTAGCAGATTACTTAATTTAAACCTAACAACCGATAAAAAATATATTAGTAACGGTGAGACTGCAACAGTAACCGCAACATTACTTGATACGAATGATGAACCATTAACGGGTTATACTGTTTATTTTGATGTGAATGGTGTAGAAATTAGTAGAATTACTAATAGTGATGGTGAAGCAGTATTAACTTTTACAGGGACTGGTGATACTGGTGTACTAAATATAAAAGTATTGGATAAAGAAATAAACATTATAGATTATTATTTCTATGACTCTGCAACATCTACAGACCATAATGATAATTACTGGAGAAGCTATTGGGAAATAGATTACCGACCACAATCAACTATGCTAATGTTATGTAATAGAGGGGCAAATAACTTCTGTCCTAGTACTGTTCCAACTCAATTAGACATTACTAAGAGATTAGAATTTGATACGCCTTATAGTATGGAATTTGATATATATCAACCTAATGATAATGTTCATTTAAGAGTTTGGGATGGAAATACTTCTCCCTACACAATATATTTCGATTATCCCATAAATAAAATAGGACATTACAAATTAATTGTGAATGAGGATGTTATTCAATTATGGATTAATAATACTTTAATAGAAGAACAAATTGAGGTTACTGACGATACGAGTGTTAGTTTTGTTAGTATAAAAACAAGTACAGCAGAGTGTAAATATTTAAATTTTGCTAATTTAATTATTTATAATTATGAAACATATGAACCACCAGCACATGATTATAGTTTAAGTGTTACTGGTACAAGTATAATCGAATCTGGTGATATTGATACTATTACTGCTACTTTAACTGATAATGGAGTTTCAGTTGCAGGTGCAACATTATCATATCAAATAAAACATGGTAGCACTACTATTGATACTGGTACTAGTACAACAGACAGTAACGGTCAAATATCAATAAGTTATACTGGTACAGGTGTCGGAGATGTTGATGTCATAGTTTCATTTGGTGCGGTCGTGCAAGAAACATACATGATTGAGGACTTATTTTATTATGATTCACTTACAGAAGATAAAGGCAGATACACTACTATATCAGGCTCACCAGTTTTAACATACTCTTCCAATGGTTTAAATATCAATACAAGTGTTAAACAAGTTGGATTAGTACGAAATAATGCTTTAACATTACCAAATGATTATGAAGCAGAAATAACAATTACTAATGCACCAGCTGGTCAATTTTGTAGTGGTATTTGTTTTGATGACTGGCTATATGATTGGGCAAGTACTTCTGCAAATGGTGCGTTTACATATAAATTGTCAAATACTCAATCTTTTTTACATAGCCAATTACAAAAACCAGTTACTAATGATGTTGTTAAGATTATCAAGACAGGAACAACAATTAAAGCATACATTAATGATAATTTAATTGTAACTGATACTATAAGCAATGATAATCATTATCAACAATTCAGAACCTACCAAAACCGTAGTACAACATTCAAAAATTTAAAAATTAAGGCATTATAAATGCCTTTTACCTTTTTTTATGGAAGTCTGATAAAATGAATAATACAATTAACAAACAAATAGAAATTCTCGTGAAAAGTGAGTTGGATAAATTGGCATATCCAACAATTGTTACAATAACCAAAGTATATAATGACGGATATGTTGATGTGGAAAATGATACATATGGGAAATTAAAATATATTCCTACAATTACATCACACATCGTAGGGGATACAACTGTTTTGATTTTTTGTGATAATAGTTATTCGGAGAGAATAGTTATCTAAAAGGAGTTGATAAATATGAGTTTTTTAGATTTGATAAAACAAATTCTTGGAAATGGAAAAAAGAATGCAAAATTTTATACTAAAACTTTAAAAAAGAATATAGGAGACCCTACACCATTAGAGATTGGACTTTATGATGATGAAACTCCTATAACTGATGAAGAAATCGGAATAGATATAAACGGCAAACAATACATTAAAAAAACAGATAAAAATGGTATTGCTACATTAAATATAAATTTAGGAATTGGAAAATACACAGCTAAACTATATTGGCGTGGAAATAGTGAATATAATAATATAACTGCTTATTCAGAAGTAATAATCACAACAGACACATATATAGATGGTATAAACTTAACCAAGAATGAAGGTGAATCAACTCCTTATCAATGCGCTTTATATCGGTCTGATAATGGTGAAAGAATCAAAGATAAAATAAATATAATAATAAATAGAGTTACATATACACGAGAAGCTAATAATGATGGACTCTATAAGTTAAACATCAATTTAAGTGAAGGAACATATAATATAAAAGCAGAATTCAATGGTACTGAGTTATTTAATCCATCAAGTATTGAAAATACAATAACAATAAACAAAGAACCAGAACCACCAGCTCCAGAAGAAACACCTGAAACACCAACAGGTCAAGAATCAAGACACGTCAAAATTTTAAACTACTTTGAAGACCACTTCGGTGAATGTCAGTATATAGATGATGCATTAGAGAAGATTCAAGGAAGAGGTTATGCCTTCTACTTCTCAGATGGTTATAATATGTATGAAACAATTGACAGAGTTGATAATGGAGACGGAGCCAATTGTTTCGATATAGCAGAAGTATTATATCATTGTGCTAAAGGAATGAATGAAAAATATGGAAGAAATTATGAAGTACAATATCTTGATGTATGGTGTCCGGTCTCCGGCTATGACCATATAAGACTCCGTTTAAGAGTAAATGGAAGTGATTGGTTCTACAGGGACGGTGCATGTGTCCTAGATGGAGGAGATATAACTGATAACTGGTGCGGAACCTCAGATAACATATTAGAAGTAAATCCATCATGGATATATGACGGTGATTAAAAATGAGTAACAAACCACCAAGAACTAAAGAAGGATATATATCATCCCGTTGTCCTGTCTGCGGAGGTATATTGAAAAAGTCAAAGAAAAATCCAAAATGCTTTGTATGTAACAGACACTGTGGTTTCTACTACATCAAGGACTAATCTCTTTTCGACCTGAGCAGGTCGTTAAAAGGCTCTAAACTATTTTTTCATTTTATTTCACCTCTAAAACTCGCCTACATTGTAGGCGAGTTCTTTTTTTTTCAAACAAAGACTAATCTATCATTTTTACTATTTTTTTTTTACTAAAAAAAATAAGCTCGGAGACGGCTTATTTTTCAAACATATAGAAAACTTTATATACTACTTATGACAAAAACATTTATTGTAAGATGGAAACAAAACTTGTTTCCAAAAAAATATGGAGATGATTACTTATGAACAACACTATTAAAAACCAAGTCCCTGAGACTTTCCGTGTGGTAGACGGCTTAAATTTATTAGAATCCTGCTCTATGAAATTCCAAAGATTAGTTGACGGTTACTCAACCATCAGGTACAATGAACAACAAAAAGTTCATGTACCTCAAAAATCAACTATTCGCAAAATGAGTTACAAAGCTTTCAAAGAATCATTACAAAAATTAGATAACATAGTTGATTCTGAAGGTTGGACTCAAGAAGCAATCGCATTAGATGATAAATTATTCAATGAAGCAATGAATAACAAAAAAGCAACTAAAGTTATCTTTGAAAATGATGACATCAAAGTTGTTATTTCCAAACAATTAATGGCATTCTTTGACAGTGAAGGTTGCGAAGGTTTATTTGTATCTGACATTGAAGGTAAAGATTTAATCATATTAACCAAAAACGATAAAGCTGTTTTATTACATGAATTATGTCATTACTTATATCATATCAAAGATGATGAATACTTAAACATAAACCAAATGATTCCAAAAGATATTGTTTCAGGATACATGGATGACTTAAAACATTATCCAGGATGTGACAATATGATGGTAAGATATGATGAAGCTATGGCTTTCATCCATCAAGATGAAATGGAAAATGGTTTTGATAGTCCAGTCTATGAGTTACCATTAGTCAAAGAGATTGTTTTCAATGAATAAATTTTTTTGCAATATATTTTAATTGATTTTGTTACTTGAATATTTTTGTCTATAGTATGAGAGGGGAAAAATATTTTTTCCCAATTCTCAACTTCATATGTAAAACTACCATAAAGTTTATATATGATGTTGACAAATATAATAACTGTAAGTACATAGGTCTTAACCGTGGGACACCTGAAATGGTTTGTCCTGACCTTGAGGTAACCGCCTCCAGCAAGACCCGTCCAATGTCTTGCGACCACGGGCATATGTCGCTTGGTGACAAGTGGTCTCTGAATAGATGTGTTGGGTGGCGAATCCCTGAAGGCGTGGGACACTCGTCTTATTATTTTTTTTGGAGAGTCAAAAGAAGTGAAAAACATTCTAATGAGTGCCAGTAACTTCATGACCCAAAGATACATTTTTTAAATAGATTAAATCGAGGTTTTTAATATGAACAATTTTATTAAAACTAGCTCAAAAGGAGCTCGCCAAGGTGGCATAGGCTTGAAAAATATTTTGAATGAAGGTATTTTTAATAATGTTATTTATTACACTGAATTTGCTGACGGTCGTAAATATGTCGGTCAAACCACCCAAGGTTTCCTTGAAAGACATAGACAACATATGTATCAAAAAAGACATTATGATAATGTTTTAAGAACACATATTAATGAATGTGTTATTTATCCTATTTGTTTTGGTGTTGAAGACATCGAAGATATTAATACAATTGATTTATTAAATGGTTTAGAAGTAGCCGAAATTATGTTAAGAGAAACATTTAATGATGTTGACCCAGAAAATGGATTAAACCACACCACTGGTGGAGGTAATCATGAAGTATCTGAAGCAACAAAACAAAAACACAGAGATTACTGGGCTTCTGAAGAAGGACAAAAACGAAAAGAAGAAAATTCAAACTTCATGAAAGAATATTGGGCTTCTGAAGAAGGAGAAAAACAAAAAGAAAAACAAGGTCAATGGGTGAATGATTATTGGAGTGAAGAAAAAAGAGAAGAAAAAAGGAACGAATTATTTGAAAGATATGGTTATAATATAACTATTGAAGATATTAAAAAAATGATTGATAAAGGATTAACTAACAGAGAAATTGCAGAATGTATAGGTTGTCATTCAGGGTCATTAAATGATTTATTAAAAACACATGGATTGCCTTCCATGAAACAGTTAAGAAATAATGGTAAAACCCATTGGGTTGAAACTGGAGAATATTTTATTAAAGAATCTAAAAATGGATTCTCAATATTCGGTGGAAATAATAAAAATAGTAGTATTATCAATAAGATTAAAGATGAATCTAAAGCAATTGAATTATGTAATGCATTAAATAATGGTGAGTTATTCCCTCGTGAAATAATACGTATGAAACATAAAGGTGAAATATAATTTTTAAAGTAGTATTTCAAAAATAACAAACATACACCAGTCCAACACAAAAAACAAACACAAAGAACCATTATTGGTATTTTTTTCACAGAAAAAAAATAAGTCATCTCCGAGCGTTTCACAGAAACAAATAGAAAACTTTATATATGATAATATTTATATTACTATATAGAGTTTGAAACCAAAACTCAAAAAAAATATAGGAGTGATTTAAATGAACTTATTCAGAGATAATAAAAGTTATAAAGAAATTAAAGAAGAAATGAATGAAAAAGCAGCAAATAAATATATGGAAAAATGCATGAAAAAAGGAGTAAAAGTAGAGTTTTATGCAGGAGATTTCTTAGGAAGAGAAGATTTCGGTCAATTATATATCCGTGAAAATTGTATTGAAATCAAAAAAGGCGTTATCCTTAAAAATGGTGTATTTGCAATTATTCCTTTTGATGAAATCAAAAGTATCAATGTAGGTGAAGAAGGAGGCTTAATAAATAAGCATGTTCAAGTTTCTATCAATGCAGAAAATAATTATTATAATATTAAATTCTTTGATGCAAGTAGAAATGAAGTAATGCCTGTTATTGATTTGTTAAATGAAAAAGTAAATGCTTCCAAAGTAAATGAGGATGCAAAATTTTGTCCTCAATGTGGAAGTCCTGTTCAAGCAGGGTCAAAATTCTGCTCCCAATGTGGTGCAGAATTATAAAAATAATAATAATAGGAGATGATTAATATGAAAAATAAAGGATTATATAAAAAATTAAGTAAAATGAATATATATGAAATCCATCAAAAAATCCTAAATGGTAAAAAAGTCAGCTGGATGGAAAATGCATTATATGCTGGATTCAGTCCAGAAGAAATTGTCAGAATGGTTGAAGCTAATCTCGAATAGCTTCAACTTATAAAAACATTTAAAATAAAATGGAGATGATTTAAAATGAAAAGAAAAATTGTTATTGATAGAAGTAAATGTGGTCAAATCGGAAGAAATGTTTTAGATGCCCGCAATAAAAATAATGTGGATAGTTATATAGCAAAATTAGTGAGGAAATTATAATGTTATTATTAGAATCAAAAGCAATGAAATTCAAAAGGATTATTGAAAAATAATCCTTTTAGTAATACATTTTAATTGAATTAGTTACTTTAATATCTTTCAGTTATTGTTGAGGATGAATTAAAATATTCATCCTTCCGAAAAATTTATATACTATGGAAAACAACATAGTATATGACGAAGAAGAAAACTTCTCAAAAAAATTACATTAAAAAAATATAGGAGATGAATCAAATGAAATATGAAGCAAGAGATTATGAATATTTAGATGGTAGCGTTATTCATTTAGAAGCAAAAGAAGCAATTAAAAGAGATGAAATCAAAGGCCATTTATTTAATAGCAATATTAATTCAGCAGATAAATGTGTTAAATATGAAGGAAGAGTATATGAAAGGGATGAAGAATTATCATTTGTCAGTAATGATAAAGATATTGAAATAGTCGTCCCAGAATTTGTCAGAGATTATGTATTAGTTGTAAATTATGTTGGTATTTGTCATCAAAATTTAATGGCAATGGCAAAAGCAGGAATCATGCCAGTAATGATAGGTGCAAAATGTGAAATATGGGAAGTAAATAATAATGATGATGATTTCAAAGGTCAAAGTAGTAGGAATTATAATCATGAAATAATTAATGAAATTGTTAAAAAAGGTATTAATTGGAGTAAATTAATATATGATGGTGTTGCTGCAAGCAGAGCATTTGCAAAATCATGGGCAAATGATGAAAAAAATATCATTAAAGTTATTGGTGTTGGTGAAAGAGAAGTTAAAAGTATGTTTTATTCAGTATATAAAAAAGGTGTATATTGTGGTAAAGATGCAAAAAGTGTTAATCGTGTAAGTAGAAATAAGCAAAATGAATTAGGATTAAATGGTAAAATAATTAATAGTAAAATAGGTAATGGAAAAAATCATAAAATATATAAAAAATTATATATTTATAATGAAAGGGAAAATGAAAAAAAGAAAGTTGGAGATGGTAAAGAAGAAATTGGTGGATATGTAAGAAGTGAAATTGAAGGTGGAATGGTTGAAGTCATGTCAAAAGTTGAAGAAGTTGAAGAAGTAAATAAATTCAGATATGATAGAAATGATATAGTTAAAGAAGATATGAAAGGCATTATGAAAAAAAGCGATGATGAAAAAGTCAGTGCAAATGTAGAGCATTCAATAAAAGAAATTAAAGCATATAATAATAATTATATTAATGATGAAGGCGAAATAATTTTAAGAGGTCATGAAATATTTAGTATTAATAAAGTTCATGAAGCAAGAAGTGGTAAAGAATCCTCAAGAGTTAGAATGAAAGAAAGAAATAATAATTTAAATAA